CTCAGCATAGTAGACTCCCGGTGGTTGGTGCGGTTTGGGGGACGTGGACAGGGTAGTGGAAGAACGGTTAAAGGACGGCTAAAGAACGTTCATCACGGCATGTGTAATCATTACATGGACACTCATTACATGTGGTCGTCCCGGGTAAAAGTGTGACTTAGTAGCTGCTGGTCCTGTGTGTCAAACAAGTCCTCCCCGTGTTCCAGCAGGCTTTAGTAGGTGTCTTAAGGTGTTGTGGTTTTCAAACAGAGGGGGTGGGGTCCCCCAATTTGGTTTGAATAACCTTATTATGTTACCATCTTACAGCCCGGCCCAACATTCGACCCTAACCCGAAAGGACTACAGCTTGAATGAGAATGTCCCCGCATTTTCCTGCGCGTATCTCCCCGTCTTTAATTCAAAGAGACTTGAGTTAGAAGTGGCTACACCGATCCCTAAAGACCGGTGCGGTTTTTACACCGCCTGAGTAATTGGGGCTGGCTTCTCAGGTTCTCCCTGCCAGTCTTCACGACGTTGTCCGTGGTGTCCCCCAGCAGTGTATCGGTAAGCCGACTGGGGCGTGAAGAATCGTGCGTCCCACCGTCTTCGCGGCTGTAGGCCTAACGGCAGGTAAACGACTTTCCTCTGGCCTGTGCGGTTCGCTGCACTGTCGGTGTCGAAGGGGTGGATTGTAGCCAGTTCAGCCACCCCAGCCTAAGAGATGTCAGGTGGTCCGGTAGAGGAGCGCCTTGATTCGGTCGTATTCGGCCCAGTCTTGGGCTTGGTACGCCTTGTTCATGTCCGCGGCGAGGTCGTTGCCGAACTGGTCACGGTCTTCTTGCTTGCGAAGGTTTCGCTTGCGGTACTTATTAGAAAACCCCCGACGAGTCTTTTGGGACTCAGTCGAGGGCGTGCTTCTCGAAATGTTGCGGTTAGAAGCCAAGGTCAAATAATAGCAGATTCGCGCTTGCACCACAAGCAATATCTGTTATTATTTTAAAAATGTCTCCCATCAAAATTATCGATCACTGTTCTCAGAAGGGGAAAGAGGTTGAGTTGTGGTCTGAAGAGGCCAAGCCCAATCTGTTCACCGCTGATTTCTGCAAGTTCATCTACCGATTCCGCTACCGGGAGATCGACCACCTGATCCTTGTCCCGTACAAGGGTGAGGGCTGTAAGAAGTTCTGGAGCAAGCTGCTCCGGTACGTTCGGAAGGAGAAGGCTGTTACTGATGACCTGTACGAGAACGGCCTTGAGGAAGACTTTTGGGAACGCGACCCCGTCAGGAGAGTGGCATAATGGATAAAGGCAAGTACGCAATTGAATGTAGGGACGGCTCGGGCCGTGTTCAGATGGAATTCCAGTCTGATCACTGGATTCGAGCGACTCGGCAGGCCCGGCAGCTCAAGAAGGATCACTCAACTGTACATATCCGGCTCCAGAAGGGCTTTCGGCATGGGAAGCCGATGCGATGGCGGTTTAACCGGGAGCAGATGTCGTGGATTCCGATTTCTTGGTACGATCAGTCAGCGGTGGGGAAGACTCCTCCAAAAGCAGACTACCCGCTTTTTGCATAGCCTCCCCGCATTTCTTTGCGCGTAAGGATACCTCATGATTGTCGAACTGGATAGGATTTGCGACTTAATTGAATGGCGAATTGAGCCAAACCGAATTGTCGGGCGGGTGAGATTGCGTGATGTCCACTCAGAGAGATCGGTGGCGATCAGGCTTAAAGGCTATTCGGTCCATGACAGGATGCGAAAAAGAAGTGATGCTCAGATTTCAATCGCTTTAGAAATAATTAAGGATATTTACCATGGTCGATTGTCTGATACCAAACAGCTTGCCAATGGTGAAGATACTGATGATGAGTCGGGGAAGAAGCGAAAGCCAAGCAGAGGGCGTCCTCCAAAGGATGCACCAAAAGCACAACCCGCAGATGGTGAGTGATGTCGTCGGGCTTTTAGTTGACCAGCTCATCGAAGACCTCTGTGCGTTGGAAGCCGGGAAGGATATAAAGCTTGAGCGAAAGCGTTAATATTCCGGAGATGTCTGAGGATGATCTTGAGAAGTTCTCTTCACTGCTTCAGCAAGCGAAGGACATGGCTCTCAAGCAAAAGCTCAAATGGGAAATGAGCAAGACATTCGATTATAAAAAACCGTTTGGCCCGACAAATATCGGGCCTTACGAGTGGCAGGTAGACTTTCACAATGCAGGAGCACACTATGTCGAACGATGCCTCATGGCGGCTAACCAAGTTGGTAAAACGAGGACTGGTGGGGCTGAAACCGCGATCCACGCGACCGGGTTCTACCCCGACTGGTGGAAAGGCAAGCAGTACAACCGCCCCGTTGAGTGGTGGGTTGGATCGGAAACCAACCAAACCAGCCGGGACATCGTCCAAAAAGAGCTGATTGGCGACAGCGATACGCCCGGATGGATTCCAAAAAACCGAATCATCAAGATTCAGTACCGGCAATGTGGCATTCCCAATGTGGCAGAGTCGATACTGGTTCGGCACAAGTCCGGCGGCATCTCAAAAATCGGCTTCATGACCTATGAGCAGGGTCGGCGGAAGTGGCAAGGCGTTCGGATGGACGGCTTGTGGATGGACGAAGAGCCACCCAGCGATGTCTTTTCAGAAGCCCTGATCCGGCTGATCTCCAAGCAGGGGATCATGTATCTGACGTTCACTCCGCTTGAAGGCGTTGGTGAAACGGTCAGGCACTTTATGGACGGCGGCGACGGGGTCAAGGTGTTTTCGGCAACGTGGGATGATGCCCCGCACCTGAATAAGGAGCGGAAGGAGCAGTTGATTAACTCGATTCCGGTCCACGAACGGAAGACGAGAACGCAGGGCGTGCCGATGGTCGGCACCGGCCTCGTTTACCCGATCAATGAAGACGAGATCAAGTGCGACCCATTCCACATTCCCAAGCATTATGCCCGAATATGCGGAATCGACTTTGGCTTTGACCACCCGTTTGCCGCGGTATGGATCGCATGGGACCGGGATCAGGATATTATCTATGTATACGATTGTTACGACCAAGTTGGGGAAACGCCCGCGTACCACGTTGAGGCCATCAAAAAGAGGGGCGAAACGATCCCGGTATCATGGCCGCATGATGGCCAACAGCGTGAAAAGTCTAGCGGAGTACATCTTGCAGAGCAGTTCCGAGTCCAACATCGACTCGAATCGATGCTGGGATTCTCTGCCCGATACGACAACGAAAAGGGCGGTGGGCAAGATACTGAGCCGATCGTTATGGAAATCAACGAGCGGATGCGTACCGGCAGGCTTAAAGTATTCCGACATCTGGACCGATTTTTTAGAGAGCTGAGGATGTATCACCGCAAAGACGGCCAGATCGTGAAAAAGGGCGACGACATTATGGCGGCAATGCACTACGCGGTTATGATGAAGCGGTTCGCAGAAGCCTTGACACCGCCAGCACCCATGCCTGATAGTGTGTCTGATTACAACCCTCTCGAAATGTTTTAACGGAGCCCTCGATGTCAAACATCTTCTCTTCGCCCAAAGTCGCCGCACCGCCGCCTACACCAACTCCGAACGCTGGCCCAAGTGCGGCTGAAATTGCTACTGCAACCACAAGCCAGCGGCGTGCGTCAGCGAACCGCACAGGTCGTAAAGATTCGCTTCTCGGCGGCAATACGGGCGGCAACGTCAATATCAAGCGTTTGCTTGGACAATAAATATGGATGGAAAACTACTCATTCAGCGATTTGATCGGATGAAATCTGATCGAATGAATTGGGAGCAGCATTGGCAGGACATTGCCGAGTTCGTGCTGCCTAACCGGGACTTCACTCGTTCATTTAGTCCGGGCGAAGAGCGTCGTAGCCGCATTTTTAACAACACGCCGGGCGAAGCGCTTGAGCGACTTGTTGGCGGCATCAACTCGCTCCTTACCAATCAGTCGCAGAAGTGGTTTGATTTTGGGGTCCACCTCTACATGCCCAACAATGAAGATCAACGCTGGCTTAGCCGAGCGAGGGACGTTGTCCTTGATCTGATGGGCGACCCCAGCTTGAACCTGTACTCGACACTCGACGAGTGTTTTGAGTCGCTCGCGGGGTTCGGGACTGGCGTTGTTTTTGCGGACACCGAAAACGGGCTTCGATTCCGATCAGTTCCGCTGTCTGGTGCGTACATTGAAGAAGACTACATGGGCATGGTGGATACCGTGTTCCGGAAGTTTGAGTACACGCTCCGGCAGGCGATTGAAGCGTTTGGCATGGAGAACATGCCCTACGAGATTCAAGAAAAAATGAATAACTCGATGGATAAGGACAAGATGCTTAATGATAAGCATGACTTTATTCACTGCGTTGGTCCGCGGGAGGACTACGACAGCACAAGCCTGTTCGCGTCCAAGATGCCTTGGTACTCGACGGTGGTCCATCTGGCCAGCAAGAAAATCGTCAAGGAGTCAGGCTTCAAGCAAACCCCCTACATGGTTCCTCGGTGGCGTAGGGGCTCCGGCGAGAAGTATGGCCGGTCACCGGGGATGGTTCTGCTGCAAGACATTCGGTATTGCAACGCATTGAGCAAAGCCGCTTTGAGTGCTGCGATGAAAGAGGCGGACCCGCCTGTTCAAATGCCTGATAGCGGGTTTTTGAAGCCCGCGAGACTTGGTCCGGGCGGACTTAACGTGTACCGAAGTTCCAGTATGGGACGGATTGAACCGATTCCGACGGGAGCAAGGTCGGATCGAGCTTATGCTTTGATCCAAGAGATTGAAGGTCGGATCAAGTCTGGTTTCTACAACGATATGTTCCAGATGCCGATGCAAGACCGCATGACGGCAACAGAAGTGCTGCACCGCCAAAATGAAATGCGTGGCCTTTTCGCTCCGACGTTGAACCGGCTTTACAGCGAATTGTTGGACCCGATTGTCTTTGAGACGTTCAGCTTGGCGACGCGAATGGGCTTGCTGCCCGAAGCTCCAGAAGGTATTCGCGGAGCGGGCCTAAAGATTCATTACACCAGTCCTCTCGCTCGGGCTCAGCGTGCCAGCGAAGTTTCTTCGTTTATGGAGTGGATTGGCTCTGTTGGTTCGATTGCCGAAATCGACCCGACGGTGATGGACAACGTGCATCCCGATCGGCTTGCCCGTCGGCTTG